AATTGAACCTGTATGTCCGTTTTTTGGTAAGCCATGTATAAAAGACGGATGGCAACTTGATCGAAAAATAGTCCGTCCGTGTATGTTTTTCGATGAGAATTCAGCCATGAATGACGAAGAACCATGTCTCATTATGAGAACTGTTGACAAGGTGTTGAACAGGAAAAACACTGATGACAATGCTCCCGTTGAAGTTCCTTGGGATATAAAAAAGGAGTGATGCACAATGGCAGGACGAAAACCGAAAAATGCACCCATGAGTCAAGCTGAAATGATTGAATACAGTAAGCACAAGCGTTCAACGAGGATATACAAAGAACAGTCAGATGAAGTCAAAAATGAATCCATCAGCAAAACTGTTCAAGGTGCTCTTGTGGGGTTAAGACAGGCAGAGAGCAAGCCAAGAATTGATATTAATGATCTAGCAGCAGTCAGAGGAATTGTAGAGGTATATCTTGAAACCTGTGTAATGAATTCATATAACCCAACAATGGCAGATATTGCGATGATTCTAGGTTATACACGCATGGGTTTATATAACTACATGGCAAAACACGATACAGAGACTGCCAAGTTTCTGCATCAAGTACATGATAAATTAGCAGACATTCTTGCAGAGAATGCATTGAAAGGTAATGTGAACAATATCACTGCAATTTTCCTGTTAAAAGCTTTGTACGGGTACAGAGACACAACAAGCCTGGAAATTCTTCCGAATGGTGCAGGAGGAGGAGAACTTTCGCTTGATGAAATCGCAATGAGAGCAGGACTGTTATCGGACAAGGATCATCCGAATAACGATACAGATTACAAAGCAAAGTACAGACGGATGATTGGTATGGAAGAATGAACTTACAATAAACACAAGACCGGAGACATCAATCTCCGGTTTTTCTATTTCCCTGTACTTCATTACGCAGTAGCATAATCTGTTGAAAATATTCTGTAACAGATGAACAGATGACTGTCCTAGGATCAAGAATCCGGAATGCTTCACACTGTTTGGTGCTATCGGCTTTTCGATACAGATACAAAAGCATTTCCTCATCTTCAGTTAATTTCATATCAGTTTTCCTTTCAACCACAATCATAGAATAATTTATTTATTTTCTTGTAAGATACTCTTTATTGTTCCGATTATCAGATTCATAGTTAAGTCCCCATACGTTGCAATAGTCTTTATATTCTGTATAGACCTCTTCCATAATATCTTTGGGATCAGCAACAGAATCGTCAGTAAAGGCATCTTGTAATTCTTGAATCCGTCCCTCTTTTGTGAGATTGAGGATAAAACCATAATCGCACTTTAATTCATCTCTAATTCTGTTTTTGATGTCCTGTTTGCAAACCTTAATTCCTGCCATGATAATATCTCCTTTCTTTGGCAAGTGATATATTTGATGAATTAATTATACTGCCGTGAAATTGTCCTCTACAATGTATAATATGGCTCTAATTTAAATAGAGTTCCTTATAAATCAACACTTCTAGGGTATAGTATTTACAAATGCCTTTTTATTCTTTCGGATACTTACAGGGGTAACCTTGGCTATTCAGAGGGGTTAAATATCCCCTTGGGGTATGGTATTAACAGTCTGAATGATGATTCTGCCATTGGTTTCATGTTATGGATCAGTACAGGCAGAGAGACAGGCAGACAGGATCATTGGAGAACGCATCAGAATGCATCCCCGTTTTTACCGATATTACCCAAGTTTGTACCCATCTTTTTAGGCACAAAAAACAACCCCGTATAGGTTTTTGTATAGGTTTCTGAAAAAAACGGCATGAGATCAGCAGTCAAAAAACGGCACAAAAAAACCCGGAGACCATTGAAACAACGTCCTCCAGGCTCTGGAGCTGATAGCCAGATTCGAACTGGCGACCTCATCCTTACCAATTTTGATTGATCGTTTTTGATCGTCCTACATCGTGATGAATCGTATGTTACTGAAACCCTTACAAATCAATAATCACAGGATCATTACATTATTATCGTGGTGAATCGTATCCCATCGTGATGTATAGGTTTTTATCATGCCTGTATAGGTTTGGTATAGGTTTCGTTTAGGTTTCTATTAATGCTTTTTTCGTGTAAACAATACACGATATGGTTACCATTCACAGTATCATTTCATACAGTAATAACGGCAAAAACAATGCTAAAAACGCTTGCAATAAAAAAGACGGGAATTAACCCGTCCTTTGTTGTATATAGGCTTATTTCGCCTGTTTTGCAGTAATGGCATTGGAGAATATATCACTTGCCCGTTTCCGTGCTTCTTCGTTGCTATGGGAGTAAACACGGAGGGTAACTGCTACATCTGAATGACCAAGGATTTCAGAAACAGATACAACATCTGCCCCGTTCGTGATTGCTATACTTGCAAAACTGTGCCGTAACTTGTGCGGATGGAAATCCTTAATGCCATATTTCCTTTCCATCTTCTTGCAGAATCGTGTAGGTGAATCCGGATGCATAGGAGATGAAAGATCATCCTGTACAAAAACCCATTTCGGCAGTTTTACAATTCCCTTCTTTCCCTGTTTCTTCATCTTCTTCCGGATTGCCTGTATTTGATCCTCTTTCAGTGCTTTCAGCAAGCTGACAACATTGTTATCAATATCAATAATCCTTTCTTTCCCGTTCTTGGTATTATCAACGTAAATTCCCTTTTCTACAGTGTAATTCAGTGTTTCCTTGATAGTGATGGTGTTATCTGTGAGGTTTACATTCTCCCAGGACAAACCGACTATTTCGCCCCGTCTAGCACCTGTAAATGCCATCAGATATATCATGGTTTTCCATTGTATAGGCTCATTGTTAAGGCATGAAAGAATGTGTTCTAGTTCACCTTCGTCATATGCTTCAATATCGTGCTTCTTCCCTTCTGCCTTTGTTGCCTTGGGACGGGAAACAAAATCCATAGGGTTTGGCATAACAATGTGTTCAAGATATGCCTGTTTGAACATCATATTCAAAATTGTGTAAACCTTGAGAACAGAGGATACTTTCAATCCATATCCTCCCTTGTCCTTCGGAGTCTGCATCTTGAGTAGCAGTGCGGATATCTGTTCGGATTTTACATCCGGCATTTTGATTTTACCGATAGAAGGAACAATGTACCTGTCAATGTTCCGCTGAAAGTTGTCTCTAGTATGTTCAGAACAGGTAACAATCAGACGGGGCATAAACACTTTTTCAGAATACTGTTCAACAGTCTGAATCTTGCTTTCCTCATCAGCTTTCCGTTCCTGTTCTGCTTTCCGTTCTTTCCTTGTCAGCACTTCCCCATTCTTGCATCTGCGTTCGAAATCCGCACAGACTTTTGACAGTTCACGCTGAACAACTCTGTCCGACCATGTTTCCGGTGCTTGCCAACGCATGGAGTATGGAGCTTTTCCTCTTCCTCTAGTAACTTGAATTTCATAGGAAACTGATCCGTCTTTATTCGTTCGTTTCGTTGCAGTCGCCATTTTTCTTATCCTCCTTCATCATCTGAATAAATGCTCTGTTAATGAATTCAACCGCTTTTCTCCTGTACATATCAATCAGTTGTCTATTTGATAATCTGCTATTTCGACTATCCATTCCGTTGACGATTCCTAACACTTGAGTTTTTTCAATTACTTCAGCTTCTTCATCTGATTGTGTATTATTTGCGTTGATCTTGATTGCATTGTTTAACTGAAAGAGCATATCAGCGAAACCTTCTGATTCAAGCAACCTATTCAACAATATGTTTAATTCAGTTCCCTTTATTGTCTGAAGCACTTCAACACTTTTATCAGATAATCCCGTTGTTCTTACAACATTCTGAACATCTTCATCAAGCTTATATGATGCCCCAGGCTGTCCCATCAACCATGCAACATTCACTCCATAATGTTCTGCCAATGTAACAACCTTTTGATACTGTACAGGTCTTTCTTTTTTCCCTTCCTTATAGACTGATGTTTCAAGGTCTGAAATCATGCTTGGTTGTACGCCCGTTGCTTTTTTGACTTCTAAAAGGGTCTGCTCTCCATGTTGATTATGGACTGTCCGTGCTTCTATGAATCTTTTTGCTCGCTCTTTGCTATCAATCAATTACTTCCCCTCCATTCCATTTATAGAATTTCAGACTGCTTTCAGTGCATATTTTTCATGTGCGTTTTTGTTCACTTTTCAAGGTTCACATTGCCTGTTGTTGCTGATATACTGTGTGTGGAATTCAGCGGTTGTTGTTTCCATATACAGAATATCACGAATTCTAACGGAAAGCAACAACAATATATAAAGAAAGGAGGGATTTGATGGAACAGGCAAATATTGAAATCCGCATTTTGGCAAAAGAACGGAATGTATACCTTTGGGAGATCGCACAAAAATACGGATGCAATGACGGGAACTTTTCACGAAAGCTTCGTAAAGAGTTACCGGAGAGCGAAAAAAAGTATATTTGTGCAATCATTGAACACATTGCCGAAACCCGTCAGAGGTAAACAACTATGAATGAAACAGAAAGACTGCAAACTATCAGAACTATAGCGAAAAAGACAGGATTGTCAGAGTATTTCCTCCGGAAATGTGTTAGAGATGGAAAAATACCTGTCATCATGTGCGGTAATCGTGCAAAGTTGTCAATTTCAATGCTGATGGATGCACTTAAGTTAACATCAACGGCTAATGCCGACAAATAAAAAAACCCTGTCGAAGTTGACTGTTGGCAGCAGCCCAATCGGATGGAGACAGGGGCGATTTCTCGCATGAATATTATACCACAAAAATGCTTTAAAGCCAATAAAATCAACGTGTAGAGGAGATATAACAATGGGTAACGAAGTCAAATCATTTATAAAGAATACAGAGACTGTAAAAACATCTTTTGACAGTCAGAAGATTACACCGGATTCAAAACAATCCTATATGGGTTTACTATTTAAAACACGGCAGACAAACAAGGCATTATCTGCCACATATGCAAATATAAAAGCAGAAGAAATTGAACTGCGGAAAACCTACAAAGACAATGCAGTTAACGAAAAACTATCTGAAAAAAAGGAGTCTTTCAAAGTGCAAGTTACTATCAGTAAGGAAAGACTTTTCAACAATCTTCATGACATCAGTTCCGCAAAGAGGAATGAAGTGCAGAATTTTGTTGTGATTGCTCCTCCGGAGGATATTGTCAATCTGCTAAACAACATTCAGAGCAGAATCCAGGCCGGAGAAAATATCGGAGATACTGAATGGAACATGATTGTTCGCCGTGTATCCGATTCCGGTAATTATCAAGCACTTGCAAGACTTAATGCGATGGCGAAAAGTATTAATCGTGAATTCAAAATGTATCATGATATTGATGAATTGTTGGAAGATATTGACAATGTAGAGCAAATTTTCACTTCACTGATTAATAAAATCGAAACTCCGGAAAGCGAATGGGATTATTGGCAGTTGGCATTCCTGTCGGAGAAGAACTATGACAATATCAAAGTTCTTGAAAACTTGGATACTATGCTTGGTGCATCCGTACCCGAAAAGAAACCAACATGGCGAGAAAGCTTGATGGAATCTGCGAAGAATGCACTTAAGGCAGGAGATTACAACCTGTTCAATGAAACATATGCGTTCATTGCTGATAATCGTGACCAACTCATGACTGCTGAAGAAATAAAACAGGATGTACTGAGCAGAGCAGAGGAACTGTATAACAGAGGAATGACGGCAGGTGAAAAATAATGCATCCGCACCTTTTCGGATCATTGGAGTATATAAGAATAATCCAATAATCCTCAGATCATATGCAGATTACGTTGACATTGCCATCAACGGACAACATAGGCAGTTCCGGAACTATGATGAAGCAATGATGTATCTACAAGCAATAACAAAGCGGAATCCAACCAAGGAGAGTAAATCATATGAACCAAGCAAGCATCAGAACGGACAACCTATTAAGCACAGAGGAAGTGCTTGCCAAACTTCAAAACGTAACAAGTAATGGACATGGGCAGTTTTCCGCTTCCTGCCCTTGCCCTTCTCATGGAAACGGACATGGGGATCGACATCAGAGTCTTTCCGTCAAGGCAGGAGATGCAGGAAGAACGTTGCTTGATTGCAAGGCAGGATGCAAGCTGAATGACATTCTATCTGCTATTGGTCTGACCATAAGCAATATCAATCCTCCCAAGTATCAGCAACAGAAAAGCAGATTCAATTACAGTAATATCGTTGCAACATATGTTTATCCTAACAAGACAAGGAAGTTAAGGGATTCGAACAAAGAATTCATATGGGAACACGAAGAAAACGGAAAATGGAGCATCGGCAGAGGAAATGCAAGTCATGTCCTATATAGACAGGGAAAAGAAAGTCAGAAAGTCTTCATCGTTGAAGGGGAAAAAGATGCCGACAACCTGTCAAAATGTGGTTTCTTCGTTGTGTCCGGTGAACATGGAGCAGGTAAAAACGGGAAATGGTTTGAAGAATACGGAACTGAACTGACCGGAAAAGATGTCCGGATCATGCCGGATAACGATGATGTCGGCATTCAGTTTGTACTTGATTCTATTGTTCCTGCCATTGCTCCTTGTGTTAAATCTCTTAAAGTGTTCGACTTGTCATCTGTATGCCCTAATTTGCCTGTAAAAGGCGATATTTCCGACATCATTGCAGAATACGGAATAGATCGCACAAAGGACTTGATAAGGCAATTAGAGGATTCCACAGGCGAATATGAACCTAAATTGACTGTTTTCGATATCAAAACACTTCCGTCAATGCTTGCGGAAATGCATCCCCATAGCAATGAGCGTTACAGATGGGGAGACCTGGGAAACGGGAATCTGTTTTCAGATGTCTTTTCTAACTGCCTTGTCTATGTTCCGGAACGGAAATCATGGTTTTATTACACAGGCAAACGTTTTGCCATTGATACAGGAGCAGTGCAAGCAAAGGAATTGTGTAAGTCCCTTGCAAGCGGTTTGAATGCGTATGCCATGACCATTACAGACGAACGGCAGAGAACAGACTATCTGAAGTTCTGTAGCAAATGGCAATTACGGCAGTACAGGGAAACAGTTCTGTCAGATGCTTCAACAGTACGAACGGCATCAGTATCAGATTTTGACAAAGACCCTTGGCTTTTCAACTGTCAGAACGGAACATTGAACCTCCGGACAGGAATTTTCCGTCCGCATAGGGCATCAGATATGCTGACAAAGCTTGCAGGAGTGTATTTTGATCCGGATGCCCGTTGCGATAGATGGGTAAAATTCATTGATGAAATCATGTGCGGAGACAGGGAAAAAGCACGATTCCTGCAAAAGTCCCTTGGTTATTCGTTGACCGGATACACGGCTGAAGAATGCTTTTTCATTCTGTACGGGGCAACGAGCCGAAACGGCAAAGGAACATTGATGGAGACAATCCGAAAACTGATGGGAGATTATGGACGGGCAACAAGTCCGGAAACCATAACAAGAAAAACAGTTGTTAACGGATCAGCACCTTCCGAAGATGTTGCAAGGTTGGCAGGAGCAAGATTTATCAACATCAGCGAACCGGAAAAAGGAATGGTTTTGTCCTCCGCACTGATTAAGACATTAACCGGAAATGACACTGTGTCTGCATCGTTTAAGTATGAGAACATCTTTGAATTTCGGATGGTTGGAAAAATTTTCGTCAACACAAACCATTTGCCCCAAGTCACTGACCCTTCAGTTTTTACCTCTGACCGAATCAAAGTGATTCCGTTTTTACGGCATTTCAACGAGTCTGAACGGGATATATCGTTGAAAGGGTTATTCACAGAACGGAACAATCTATCTGCCGTGCTGAATTGGTGTCTTGAAGGTCTCAGAATGTACCTTGATGAAGGTTTGACGATTCCGGATTCCGTTAGGGATGCAACATCAAAATATCAGCACGATTCGGACAAGATCAGCAGATTCATTGAAGAGAGACTTGAACCTTCCTATGGAGTACGGACACGGGCATCGGAAGTCTTTGAAGCGTATCAAAAATTTTGCTATGCCAATGGTTTCAAAGAATCCTCTTCCCGTACCTTCAATGGAGACCTGGAATCGCATGACATTGAAATCAGCAGACAGAGACCTTCGGATGGAGGAAGTCCGACAACTGTTATCATCGGATACAGGCTGAAGAAAACAGATTATCAACAAGTTGACATTGATATTCCGTTTGACTGATTCGATTTGTAGCAGTTGTAGCAGGAAAAAATAAAACTTTTTCCGATTGTTTTATATAGGACTTTTATTTAAACCTGCTACATCTGCTACATAAAGAAGCACAAAACCCATGAAAGCATTGAAAATAAAGGAGTTGAGGACAATGAGACGTTTTATTGAAATTGAACCTGTATGTCCGTTTTTTGGTAAGCCATGTATAAAAGACGGATGGCAACTTGATCGAAAAATAGTCCGTCCGTGTATGTTTTTCGATGAGAATTCAGCCATGAATGACGAAGAACCATGT